CGACTACCAGATGAAGACCGGCGAGGCCGTCCTAATGGTGAAGCCCGGCGACCTCTACGAGGGCCAGGCGATCGTCTGGGTCGGGTCGTCGGGCGCCACGCCGCAGCCGTGGATAGCGATGAAGGTCACGGGGCCGCAGGGCGACAAGGGCGACCAGGGCGACCAGGGACCTATCGGCCCGGTCGGCATCCAGGGCGTGCAGGGGGTGCCGGGCGACCAAGGCCCGGCCGGGCCGCAGGGCGAGCCCGGCGAGGTGCAGTGGCAGGACATCTTCCCGATCGTGACCCGGATCGACGGGCTGGAGGCCCGCGTCAACAGGCTGGAGTCTTTCCAGCTTGTGACCCTGGCCAACGACATGACCGTGACCGACAACACCGACACGCTGGTCTCGACGGTGGTGATGCCAGCGCTGGGCGACTCGCAGGGGAGCGCTCACCTGACGTTCGAGCTGCAAGGCGGCGCACCGCCAGGCAGCGAGATCCCGCGACTGGTCGTCGCGTGGATCGAGGGCATCGGCACGGTGACGATCAGCGGCCCCGCCTCGGGGCAGCTCACGCTGCACGGCCAGTTGCCATACGGGATGATCTCGCTCGGGCCGGTGCGTGCGGTCAATTCGGGCGTGGCGGGGAACGTGGTGCTCTACGTGCGGGTGACGCCGATGGGTGGCGGTCCCGGCGCGACCGACCGGGTGATACTCAAGGCGGCCACCTCGGTTCTCGGCTCGGCCACCGCGAAGCCGCTCGCCACCGGCCTTATCGCCCGCTGATCGTGTCCCGCATCGACTGGCGGGGCCTGGCTGCCGTGCTGATCGTCGTCGGCGTGTTCGCGGTGCTGCTGGTCGGCGCGATCGGCGCGACGCTCAACCACGACCGCGCCGTGTCCACTGACGAGATCACGACCGTATCGGCGGTGCTCGGGACGGGGCTCGGGGCGGTGTCGGTCTACCTCGGCACGAAGGCCAGAGGGGGCAGGTCCCGCGATTTGCCCGCCAGCGAGCGCGCAGCACCGGCCCGCAGCGACGACGACGACGAGCGCGGGCAAGCACGAGGGGCAGACCCCCCGACGTCTTAGATTCGCTCTCAGCGCGTCGGGCTTGTAAACCCTGAGCGGTAGCTGGGAGTCTGCTAAGCGGGCCGGCCGGGGAGTAGCCGAGCCCGCCCCCCACGAAAGGACCCCCCGCTATGCGTTCTATCCCGCGCCGGTTCCGTCAGGCCGCGCTCGTGCTCACACTCGCGCTCGGCGCTCTCGGCCTCGCGGTCGGCACCGCCGCCGCAGCCACCACGGGCGGGCAGCCGTACCCGAGCCCGACCCCGACCGTCCACTACACGCCCCCGCCCCGGCATCACAAGCCCCCGCCCCCGGTCACCCACTGTTTCCTGTCGCTGGAGACTGAGCACGACACGCTCAGCGGCCAGCCGGTCGGCCAGCAGGGCTACGGCCAGCCGATCACCGATGCCTACTTCGGCGGCCAGCCGCAGGCCAAGCCGCAGGCCACGATCGAGGTCGTGCAGCTCGTCAAGGTGTGCGTGACCGAGCAGCGCGGCAAGCCCGACAAGGTGCAGGTGTGGGACGAGACCGGCCCGTTTGCGTGGGAGGTCCCGGCGAGCGGCCCAGCGCCGACCCCGACCGGCCTGCCCGACAACATCGCCGGAATGCTCGCGGCCTAGACGCAAGAGAGCCCGCCCACGTTTGAGGCGGGCGGGCTATCCTGGCCATTCGGGTAATCAGCGACGCGACCCCCGCTCTCCCCCCCGGCGGGGGTCGCCGTCTGTCAGTCGTCGTCTTGCACGAGGCGCAGCCCCCCCGCCGCGCGCTTCGGTTCCGGGTCCGGCTTGTCGACGTGGCGCAGCTCCCAATCGGCGAACGCCTCAGCCATCAGCATTACCCGATCCTCGCCCAGCGTCATATTCGTCTTGGCTGGCGTGCCATTCACCGGACACCACCAGACTTCAACCAGCCCGGTAAGCGACGCGCTATCGCGCAGCTCGTAATGCCCCGCTGGCTCGACTCGCTTGCCGCCCATAACATGTGCCTCGCTATCCGGGCGATCACGTCTGAGATTCGCCCTCTCAGCCTTTCGGCTTCCCCGCGCCCCGCCGCCTCGGCGGTCACGTGAAAGAACCCCGGCGTTTCAATGGCGCGCCCGAGCATTCCGCAGAGCAGTTTCCAGTCGCGCATATTCGGGAACCACGGGGCGGCGTCGACGGTGCGCTCGGCGCGGAAGTGCTCGACCGCCTCGTCGGCGAGCCGCACCTGATAGCCCGCCTTGAGATAGTCGACGGCTGCGGTGAGCGCGTCGGCGGGCTCGGGATAGGTCAGCCGCTTAATCGTGCTCGCCGCGCCCGGCTTCCAGATCAGCACCGAGAACCCCGGCACGTCGGCCTCAGCCGCATACCGGCCCGCTCTCGCGCGCTGCCAATCGAGGCTCACGAGCGCCACCCGCCTTCGCCGTCCGACCACTCAATGTCGCGCACGGGCAGCGGATCACCCGCGCACGAGCCGCCGCCGGTCCAGCGGATGCGCTGGCCGTCCCCGCTGAATATCGGGTCGTCGCCCTCGTGCTTGGTGGCCGGATAGTGCCCCGGCGGCTGATCGCAGCTCGTGCCGTAGGGGTCCGGGCCGCGCGTGACGAACTGCGCGCCGCACTCGTCGGCGCGCTCGTCGTCGTCGGCGTAGCGGTCGGGGTCCTCGTGGTGGTACGGCCCGAGCGCGCGTGTCATCCACGCGCCGACCTCGGCCTGCCGCCCCTCGCGAATCTCGCGGGCCTCGCGCAGCGCGTCGCCGCTCGTGGCCCCAGCGGGTAGCCCGGTCCAGTCGTGGCACGCGCCGCAGTAGCCCTCTCGAATGTCGTCGGGGCTGTACGAGGTCCGGCCGCAGCGCGGGCACGTGATCGACGCGCGCCCGACGTCGCACGTCGCGCACCGGCCCGAGCTGGTGTCGTCGCCGTGGATTCCGCAGGTCGTCATGACGCACCGCCCGACGTCGACGCCCGCCGTAGCGGCCGGGCTGCTCGTTCGAGCCTGGCCGCTAGGTCGGTCGTGTCTTTCAGCCGGTCGATGTCGGTCGCGGCCATGCCCTCATGTTCGAGGCCGGCCAGCAGCAGCTCTATGTCGGCCAGGCTCAGCGCGGGCCGAACGGTCGGGGCGCTCATGCCGCACCCGACTTCCGCGCCCGGCGGCGAGTCGTCGCCTTCGAGCCCCGCCGAGAGAGCCGCTCGGCTATCTGCTGATCGCCCCTGTCGGTCGCGTGCTGGTAGATCATCGCCATCGTGGGGTTAGCGTGCCCGATCCGCCGCATCAGTTGCTTGGTCGTCGCGCCCGCCTCAGCGGCCCACGTCGCCCCGGTGTGGCGCAGATCGTGAAACCGCAAGTCGCCGCGGCCGATGCTAGCCCGCGCCTTGTTCCACTCGCGCCACACCACCGACTGGTAGAGCTGCCCGCCCCGAGGGGCGGTGAACAGCAGCCCGTTATCGCCCGGCTGCGCGTACGCGAGCAAGTGCTGCGCCAGCTCCGGCAGCAGGAACGCCGGAACGGCGATCGACCGTATGCCGGCCTCGCTCTTGGGCGGTCCCGAGACGAGCCCGTGCCCGGTGCGCGTCGCGGCGCGGCTGATCATCAGCGCGCCCGCGTCGAGATCGACGTCGCCCCGGCGCAGCTCGGACAGCTCGCCGAAGCGCATCGCGCACCACGCGGCCAGCAGCACGAGCATTCGCCATTCGGCGGGCATCGCGTCGGCGAGCTGGTCGACCTCGGCCTCAGTCGCGACGTTGATCACGTGCGATCGCTTGTCCGACCCGCCCCGCCGCACCCGGCACGGGTTCGCGACGATCAGCTCGTCCTCGACGGCGGTCGCCATGATCGCGTGGAGCAGGCGGTACGACTTCGCCCGCGCCGAGGGGGTGCGCTGGCCGTAGCCGGTGTGCCACTCGCGCACGTGCTGCGGCGTGATCGCGGTCATCCGCAGGGCGCCGAACGTCGGCAGCAGATGCCCGGCCAGCACAGAGCGGTACTCGATGGGGGTGCGCCCGCGTAGCGGCCGGGTGCGCAGCCAGTCGGCGGCGTAGGCGGCGAACGTGGGCACGCGCTCGCGGCGGGGCTGCGCGACCTGGCCCCAGGCCCCGCGAGCGATGTCTGTCTGCTGGGCGCTCAGCCACGCGGCCGCGTCGCCCTTGGTCTGAAACGTGCTCGGCGCGTTGTGCCGCTCGCCGTCCGGCCCGATGTAGCTCGCCTGGTGCCGCCCCGAGGGCAGCTTGCGGAGCTTGCCGAAGCCTGAGCGTCGTCGTGTGGTCATTTTTTCGGTGGTCCCTTCCGGCCGATCTCTCGTGCCCCACACGTGCCTTACGCACTCTACATTCGTGGGGTGTCCTTGTCACTCGTTGTAACACGGACGGGGGCACGATCTATGCCGTGACGTGCAAGAACACGCCTCTGACCTGCTACGACGCGCGGTGGTGCATGATAATGATCGAGGAGTGAACACCCCAGCTCAGAGGGGGTCTTGTCCCCCCCGTGCCCCCCGCGTGCCCTAGTCGAAACTCGTGCCGCAACTGGGGGCACGCTCGGCACACCCGCCCGAAGGATGATTTCGAGGCGCAGGACTTGACGTGCGCCAACGTGGCGGGTAATAGTCGCTCCTATGTGTTAGTTGACCGCAAGCAACCAAGCGGTGAGCAGCGAGCGACGAGCGCAGGCCGAAACGAGGGACGGCATATTCCCCCGCCACCTTTCGGGGCGGACCAGGCTAACCCCGAGCCGAACGAGGGACGGCATATTCCCCCGCCACCTTCCGGGGCGGACTAGGTGAACCCCGGGGCCGGACGCACGGCCGGGCCAGAGCGTATGAGGCGTGACGCTGGCCGAGCCGCCCGGTAACCCGACACACTCTCTGGCCAGCAGGAGGGGATCACCTTGTCAGTTCCGGCGCGCTCGGACGAGCCCCGGTGGGCCTCGCTTAAAGAGGCTGAAATCTACTCGCACATCCCGCGCCGCACCCTGCGGCACTGGATCGCGAAAGGGTGGCTGCCCGCCGAGAGGGTAGGCCCGCGACTGATCCGCGTCGACCTAGACGACGTGGACCGGCTGCGCACGCCGATCCCTTCGGCCAGGCTGGACGCCCAAGATGCCTAGCGCCGATCCCGATCTAGGCATCCGCCGCCGCAATCACGGGCTGAATCACAGCTACCGGATCGACGGTGAAAAGGTCCCCGGCGTGACGACGATCACCGGCTTTTTCAAGTCGGGCGCGCTGGCCAAGTACCCCGGCACGGCGACCGCGGAATATGCGGTCAATAACTGGGGCTCGCTCTCGGAGCTGCCCCCGGCCGACCGCCTCAAGGTGCTCTACGGCGCGCAGTATTCCGAGCGCGACGCCGCCGCCGGGCGGGGCACCAAGGTTCACCGGATCGCGCAGCGATTGCACGAGGCGCCGCCGGGCACCGAGATCGACTATCCCGACGAGCTGGCCGGGCACGTCGACAGTTACGTCGATTTCCTCGAGCGGGTCGACCCCAAGGTGCAGGCCGTCGAGCTGGTCGTCGGGAACCGGACCCATCGCTACTGCGGCACGCTCGACCTGATCGCCGACCTCGGGCCTATCCCGTGGGATGACACGATCATCCCGCCCGCGCGGTGGCTGCTCGACCTCAAGACGAACAGGTCGGGCATCTGGCCGGAAACGGCGCTCCAGGTCTGCGCCTACGAGCGCGCCGAGGTGTTCATCGGCGAGGACGGCTCAGAGCGGCCTATGGAGTGGTTCGGTATCGAGCGCTGCGGCGCGTTGCACGTCCGGGGCGACGGCTGGGATCTGGTGCCCGTCGAGACCGGCCCCCAGGTCTGGACGTGCTTCACCAACCTGGCGTGGCTCTACCACCACGACGAGGCGCGCAAGGAATGGGTGGGCGTAGCCGCCGGGCCGTTCCCGCACGCTGCCCCGGCGGCACTCTCCGCGTAAATCGAGCAGGGCCAGACGATGCGACCGCCCGGCCCTATCCGCCCAAGTGAATGGACTGCGGCATGACCGTACCACCGCACGACCCCGAAACGGTGAACATCCAGACAACGGCGATTTACGATCCGCTCACCACCCGCGATCTCGACCTGCTCTTGGCGGTCATCACCGCCGGGCGGCGCATGGTCTCGGCGGTGCACCCGACGCTGTGCCCGCTCTGGCACGATCTCGGCGAAGTCATCACCGACCTGAATGCGGCGTGGTGGCGCGCGTTCAAACGAGAGAACCCCGACGTCCGGGTCGAGCAGCACCGGCCCCTCGCGAATGCGTGCGCGTGGTGACCGCCCGGCGAGCGCAGCCCAGCGACGAGCTATCAATCCGCGCGTGGGCCGCTGAGCTGGAAGCCGCCGCCGTGATCGCTCGGCAGCTCGCGCCCACGGCGTTCATCCCCGAGAGCCTCAAGCGCTACCACCGGGGCGAGCATAACGAGCTGCTCGACGGCAAGGACGGCCGGGCCTACCGCCTCGACCTCGATAGCACGACCGCGACGGCGGCGGCCGCGATATTGACGGGGCAGGAAATCGGGCTCAAGCCGATGGCCGCGCTGCGGTCTATCGCGGTGATCAATAACACGCCCGCGCTCGCGGCGCTCACCCTGCGGGGCGTGCTCCAGAACGCCGGTCACGACATATGGGTCGCCGAGTCGACCGCGACGCGCGCAGTCGTGCGCGCCCGCCGCGCCGGGGATACCGAAGTGCAGGAGTCGACCTGGACGCTTGACCGGGCGAAGACACTCGGGCTCTACCCCGGCAAGGAATACGGCCAGTGGCGACGCCAGCCGACGTCGATGCTCGTCGCCCGCGCGACCGCCGAGGCTGCCCGGTGGATCGCCTCAGACGCGATCCTGGGCATTCCCTACATCGCCGAGGAGCTCATAGACGAGCTGGACGAGCACGTGCCCCTCGCGATCGAGGCCGGCCCCGGCGACAGTAACGGCGACGCGCCCAAGGCCAAGACGCGCACGGTGAAGCGCAAGGCGACGAGCCCGCCGCCCGCGCTGCCCGCCGGGCCTCCGCTCCCGCGCGCCGCCGACGAGCCCCCCGCGGTCGCCGCAGCGAACGCTCGCGCGATTCCCGAGGAGCCCGCCGACGACGCCCCGATGATCTCCAAGCCGCAGCTCGACAAGTTGCACGCCGGGCTACGCGAGATCGGGATCGAGGATCGCGCCGAGGGGCTCGCGCTCGTGCAGACGTGGGCGGGCCGGAAGATCACGACGACCAAGAATCTGACCGAGGCCGAGGCGGGCCGCGTGCTGTCCAGTCTTGAGGCGGTGCGCAGCATGGGCGAGCGCCTCGCCGTCGCCCAGGCCCACGACGACGCCGAGCGGGAAGCGCCGTGAGCCGCGCCGAGCTGGAGGCAGCGCGAGAGCAGGCGTGGCTCGCCTATAACGCGATCGTCCGGACGCTGCCCGACTGCGAGCACGTGCGCGCGTGGCGGCAGCAGGCCACCGTCGCGCGGGCGGCGCACCTGGCCGCCGCGAGGGCGTGCGATCGCGCAGAGGAGGACGCGCAGCGATGACCCATATCTGCCCGGCGCGGCGCTGCGGCGTCGAGCTGCCCGATCACCTGCTGATGTGCCGCCCTCATTGGGGGCTCGTCCCGCCGGTCTATCAGCGCGCGGTCTATGCCGCCTACAACCACGGGGCGGGGGTCGGCTCGCTGGGCCTGTTGCACGCCCAGGTCGACGCGATCAGGGCCGCGAACGATGCCATCCTGCCCCCGGCCCCGAGGAGCGCCCCGTGATCGAAACCAGGCCCGAGACGACGATCTATCGCGGGCAGCGCATCCCCGGCGGGCTCGTCGCGGTGTTCGTGTGCGACGACGCGGCGGGCTGGGCCGCGCCGCTCGTGCATTTCGTGCGGCACTCGCACGGGCTCGGCTGGGGCGATAGCGGGCCGGGGGCGGCTGATCTCGCGCTCTCGCTGCTGGTCGACGCTCTCGGTCCGGCGGCGCTGTGCCCGATGTGCGACGGCAGGCGTCGCGTCGTGTGGCTCGGTCCCGACGCCCCCGTCGACCCCGTGCCCTATAACCCGATCCGGCACGCCGGGGCCGATCCCGAGCTGGTCACCGACTGCCTGTGCTCGGACGGGCTGCGCAGCCTGGCCTATCGCGAGTTCACGTTCGCGGTGGTCTCGGGCTGGCCCGACACGTGGACGATCAGCCGCGCGCAGATACTCGACTTCCTGACCACGCTCTACCCGCCCGAGGGCGAGCTGCCCGAGTGGCTCCAAGACGTCGTGACCGGGGCGCGATCGTGACCCGGACGGGCCGCGACAAGGGCAACGCCGCCCCAGCCTGGGTCGCTGAATACCTGCAACCCTGGTGGCCAGGCTGCGAGAAGACACCCAACTCGCGCCCCGGTCGCGACATACTCGGCACCCCCGGCGCCGCGATCGAGGTCAAGACCGGCGTTGAATGGCGGCACAAGTGGATCGAGCAGGCGGCCGGTTACGTGCTGCCGGGCGAGCTGGGCCTGCTGTTCTACGTCCCCCCCGGCGTCCAGCGGGGCGGCGTGCTGCGCGGTGACTTCCTGGCCGTGCTCACCGCGCGCTCGATTATGCCGCTCGTCGTCGCCGCCGGATACGCCCCCGAGCCCAAGGAGCGGTGATGCCCCACACCGACACGACGTTTTACAAGATGGCCGTGGGCTGGACCGAGGACCCGAAGGTGGTCGCGCTCGCCCGCTTCGGCGCGGTCGACGCCATTCTGAGCCGCGACCTGTTCAGCCAGATGATCGGCTACTCGCGCCGGAATCTGACCGATGGGGACGTGCCGGGGGTCGAGCTGGGGCGGCTGATGTACCCGCTTCCCGTCGAGCACGTCGAGCAGCTCGCGCAGCACCTCGCCGACTCGGGCGCGTACGGGCCGCTATGCGAGCGGCTATTCCCCGAGCAATCCCCCGAGCAATCCCCCGAGCATAGCCCCGAGCATTCCCCCGAGCATTCGACGCGATGGCGGGTGATCAACTACGCGAAGTGGAACGACACCCGCGAGGAGATCGACGCCCGCTCGGCGCACGCCGCCAAGGCTGCCGCCCACCGCTGGGATTCCCCAGGTCACGTCGGCCGCGATGCTCGGCGCAATGCCGGGGGCAATGCTCGGTGGAGTCCTCACGGTGTGCTCGACCATGCAGAGGTAGAGAGAGAGGGAGATAAAACCCCCGCGCGCCCGCGCGCAGGCGCGCCCGCGCGAGGCACCCGGCAGCCCCCGCCCGCGTCTGAGGTGCTCGGCCAGCACTACGCCCCGTCGAGCGATCCGAACGGACAAGCCGCCGAGGCCCGCCGCCAGCTCGCCGAGCGCGACCGGCCCCTCAACGCCGCACCCGACCCCGCGCCCGCCCTCGGGGGCGAAGCGCTCGCACGCGCGCAGCTCGCCCAGGCACGAGCCGCCCGCCTGCCCGAGATCGAGGCCGCCGCCGTCGACGGCGACGAGCCCCCCGCCGAGCAACCGCCCGGCGACGATTACCCGTTCTGAGAGGACCCGACCATGCCCAACGTCAAGACCAACGCCGTGCTACCCAAGGGCGAGGAGAACGGGCTCGCCGACATCGCGGGCGCGCTCGTCGCCGAAGGGCTCGGGCGCTCCCCGGTCAAGCTCCGCGCCGTGATCGCGATCGTCGCCCCGCGCCGCGTCAACGTCGACACCAAGACCGGCGAGGAGCTGGCCACCGTCGAGATTCGCCGCGTCGAGGTTCTCCTGCCCGTCGACCTCGGGGCCGCTGAGAAACTGCTACGCCGCGCCCTAGAGTCCCGCTCCGGTCAAACGACGCTGGAGCTGGAGCTAGAGGACGAGATTCGACAGGCGTTCGATCAGATGCTCAACCCCGACAGCCCCGAGGACCCCGACGAGGGCGGCGACGGCCAGGGCGGCAAGGGCGGCAAGCCGCGGGGCAAGTCGTGACCGCCGAGGCCGAGCGCGACCTGACCCCGCTCGACATGGCCCGCAACCTGGCCGCGTCGGTGCTCCGCTACGCCCGGCAGTCTGAGGCCGATCAGCTCGGCTCGTACCTCAACCAGACGGGCGAGCGCGCCCACGCGGCGGCGCAGCTCGCGGCGAACCTCGCGCTCGTGTCGATCGCCGACGACCTGCACCGCGTCGTCGGCATCATGACCGGCCGGCCGGACCCCGACCCCTGGACGCTGCGCGGCGCAGTTGACGACGCGCGAGCGACGCGCGAGCACATGCGCCGCTGGGCCGAGGGCGACGAGACCCACCCCGGCGAGCAACCATGACGCCGCCCCTTCCGCCCGTCGCGCCCGACACCGAGCACACCACAGCGAAGCTCGTCCGCGCGCTGCAAGCGGTCCCCGACCCCGGCGTGTCCGAGGCGATGATCGCCCGCGCAGAGATCGGCCACTATCACGATTACCTGTCCCCGCTGGCGCTTCCCGAACTGGCCCTCGTCGCCGAGCTGCGCGCGATCGCGAACCACCCCTCGCGCAACGGCACCCGCTCCCGGCTCGTGCTGCTCGACATCGCGCAGCGCGTGATCAACGGCGAGTTTGACGCCAGCAAAGCCGAATCCGACGCCTGGGCGCGCAGCCCCGAGGGGCGGCAAGCGTTCGCGTCGCTCGTGCGCCTGCCCCAGCCCCCCGAACGGCCATGAGCGGCGTCGACCCGCACGATCTCGGATTCGCGGGCCTGCTCAAAGCCGGATATACGCCCGATGAGGCGTGGTCCGAAATACGGCGCGACTGCTATCACCCGGCGGTCCGCGCGATTATCGCCGAGCTGCGCTCAACCAAGGAGGGACGCGACACGCTCGAATGGTCGCGGCTCGAATGGGCGCAGCGCGGAATGATCCCGCCGTGGGACGTTCCGTGAAAGTGGAGCCGCGCGATTACACGTCGTCTAATGTGTTTGCACGTACGCAACTACTCGCAGTAAAGGAAGGGACCACCAGTGGCAACACAAACCCGAGTCGTGCTCACCGACGACCTTAACGGCGGCGAAGCCGAGGGCACGGTGCAATTCGGGCTCGACGGCCAGGGCTACGAAATGGAGCTCGACGCGGCGAATAGCGCCGCTCTGCGCGCCTCGCTGCGCCCCTACATCGACGCGGGCCGCAGAACCGCCGCGCAGACCCCCCGGCGCCGGGGCACTCGCAGCGCCCCCGGCCGCGCAGCCGCCCCCGCGGTGCGCTTCGCCACCGGGCAGCCGCTCACCGACGACGAGCGCGCCAAGATTCGCGAATGGGCCAAGACTCAGCCCCAGCTCGGCAAGATCGCCGACCGGGGACGGCTCGGCGCGAACGTGATCGCCGAATACCGAAAGGTGCACTGATGACCGGCCTGACATTCACCGACCACCCCGCCGACCCCGCCGCCTACCTGCCCCCCGCGCCGCGATCTGAGCGGCCCGGCCCGCTCGTGCTGATCATCCGGCCCGGCGACGCGCCCGCCGAGCTGCTCGTGCTGCCCTCACGCGATCACGAGCAGGCCGCCGTGCTCAACGGCATCGTGGGCGGCCATCTCGAAACCATCGGCGACGGCTCCTGGCTCGCGTTCGTGTGCGAGGACGGGGCGCGGCTAGAGCAGCCGCACAACCTGACCGCCGACGCTCTCGCCCGCGCGCTGGGGTGGCACTTCCACCACGGCGACGTCCTTCTAGGCCCGGCGGTGTTCGCGTGCCGGAAGGGCGTCGAGATCGGCGACGTGCCGCAGCGCGTGATCGACCTCGCCTCAGCCGCCGGGCTGGTGCTCTCGTGATGGGGCCGATCGACCAGCACGCGCGGGCCGAACTGCACCACGAGCCCTCCCGTCGCGGCGGCGACGACGGCGAGGTCTATTCGATCGTGCGGATGATCCCCAAGCCCGACGAGCGCGGCGGGGTCGTGATCAGCGTCGAGCACGCCGAGTTCATCGAGGCATGGCCGCGCACCGCCGAGGGCGCGATAACCGCCGTGAACCGGGCGGCGGCGCTGTCCCGTCACGACGGGCCGGTCGAGCTGCTACGCCCCGATGGGCGCATGATGGCCCGATACGAGCGCGGCCGGCGTGCCGACCTGCCAGCGGGCGGCATCGTCCACATGGCCGAAGCCAGGGCGGCGATCAATGGCTGAGGGCAGGCTGCGGTTCCGTATCTACGTCGAGGGTGAGCTAGTTCGCGAGGACTGGCTAGTGACCGGCGACGCGGAGGGCACCGCAGCCAAAGCCCGCGAGCACGGTCACATATGCGACGAGGCCAAGGAGGCGGGCAAAGACTGGCTCCTTGAGGTCTACGACCCCGACCGGCCCGAGGACGACCCCGACGCCTATCTCAAGATCGGCCCCGACTCGCTCGCCGTGATGGAGCCGATCGCCGTCGTCGTGCTCGGCGTCGCGCCGATCGACGGGCAAGGCCGAGGGCTCAACTGATGACCGCGCAGCCGGGGGGCGCCCGCTTCGCTCCCCGGCTGCGCCGCGCCGAGAGGCGCGTCTGCGGCTGTGGCCACGCCCGCCGCTATCACGAGCACTACCGGCCCGGCACCGAGTGCATCGTGTGCGTCTGCACCCGCTTCCGCTGGCGCTGGCGCTCGCCGTTGCGGCTGCTCGACTAGCGGGGCAGACTGGCCGCGTGGCCACATCCCGCCGAACACTCTCAGCCCGTGGCCGGGCGATGTACGGCAAGCCGGTTACCTCGAGCTGGCGCACGGCGAACTACGCCTACCCGCGCGGCGTCGGACCCGACCGGGGCAAGCGCCCGAGCTACCCCATCGACCCCCGGCACGTGCGCGCAGCTCTCGCGCGCTCGTCCCAGCGCAACACCGCGTCCAGCCGGGGCGCGATCGAGGCCAGGCTGCGCAAGCGCTACGGCTCAGTAGCGAACGCGCTCGCCGCAGCCAAGCGAGCCAGCCCCCGACGCGCGACGTCGACGGCCAGGCGCACGAGCACGAGCAAGCGCACGAGCACGCACAGAGGGGGCGGCACCAGACGGGCAGGGGCGCGTCGCTCGACCCCCCGGCGCTCTCGCTGATGCCCCTCAAGGCTCCGACCCCCTGCTCGTTTCCACGATGCCCCTCGCCGTCAACAGCGGGCGGTCGATGCGACGAGCACCCGCGCCCGCTCAGGTGGGCGAGCGGAGCACCGGGGCGCGCTATGCCGAAGGGGTGGGCAGCAACTAGAGCCCGCATCCTGCGGCGGGACGGGGGGCTGTGCGACTGCGGCGCGCCCGCCACTGAGGTGCATCACACGATCCCCGGCGTCGAGGCCGATTGGGCGCTACGGAGCAAGTGTGGTCCGTGCCACCGAGCGATCACCCAGCAGCAGGCAGCGGGGGCGCGCAGGCAACCACGCGAAACGGCCGCCAGATGACGCACAGAGCGGAGCGCAGACGCTCCCAGCGCGAGCGCGACTGTCTGCCAGCACGACACACTCGGCGGCGCAGCGTCCGTCTGAGCGTCGCGCAGACCAGGGGAGGGGCTCCCCCTGCCCCCCGTCGTGCTGAGCGGCTCGCACAGGGCACGCATCCGCGCGACGGTTTCGCGGGTTTCGGGGGTTGCCGCCATGACCGACGCTGAGCCCGGCCCCGCCGCCGCCGCCGTGGTGCTCCCGCACCGCTACGCCATGATGCCGGTCGGCGAGCTGCGGCCGCACCCGAGCAACCCGAACCGGGGCGACGTCGACGCGATCGCCGAGTCAATCGAGGGCATCGGGTTCTACGGCGTCGTGGTGGTGCACGAGTCGACCGGCCACATCCTGATCGGCGAGCACCGATGGACCGCCGCGCAGCAGGTCGGGCTCGGCGAGGTCCCCGCGATCGTGGTCGACTGCGACGACGACACCGCGCGGGCGATCATGGTCGGCGATAACGAGTATGCGAAGCTGGCGCGCTGGGACGTCGAGCGGCTCGTCGCCGTGCTGGAGCAGCAACGCGCGTCGCCGCTGGGCCTGGCCGCGACCGGGTTCGGCGAGGCCCGGTTCGCCGAGCTGGTCGCGCAGCTCCACCCCGCGCCGCCCGATCAGTTCCCCGGCTACGACGACGACCTGCCGACCCAGCACAAGTGCCCGCGCTGCGGCTACGAGTGGTCGGGGCAGTCGCGGCCAGGCCAGGGCGCCGCATGATCCGGCCGGCCTACGAGCTGCCGACGATGGCCAGCATCGCGAGCGGCGAGCGCAACGGCTACACGGTCGCGTCGACATTCAGCGGGACCGGGGGCAGCTCGGCGGGCTACCGGCTCGCCGGGTTCGACGTCGTGTGGGCGTCCGAGTTCGTCCCCGCGGCAGCCGCGAGCTATCGCGCGAACGCGAGCGCCGCGACCGTGCTCGACACGCGAGACATCCGCGACGTGAAGCCCGACGAGCTGCCCGACGTCGACCTGCTCGACGGCTCGCCGCCCTGCTCGGACTTCTCCACCCAAGGCAACCTGTCGGCGGGCTGGGGCGAGGTCAAGCCCTACTCGGGCACGAGCCAGCGCGTGGACGACCTGTTTTTCGAGTTCGCCAGGATCGCCGAGGGGCGACGCCCGAAGGTGATCATTGCGGAGAACGTCTCCGGGCTCGTGCGCGGCGTGTCCAAGGGCTATTTCAAGCTGATCTTGGCCAGGCTGCGCGACGCCGGATACCGCGTCGAGGCGCGGCTGCTCGACGCGAGCTGGCTCGGCGCGGCGCAAGAGCGTAAGCGGATCATCTTCTGCGGCGTGCGCGACGACCTGGCCGCCGCGCCCGCCTTCCCCGCTCCGCAGCTCGTGCGCCGCACGATCGGCGACGCCCTCGGCCCCGATTACGGCGGGCTCGTGTGGCGCTGGGGCATCGCCGACCGGACCCGGCCCTGTCCCACGATTCAGACGTCTTACACGTCTCATTCTGAGCTGGCCGTGCTCGCGCCGCCCGGCACCGACCACGACCCCGAGACGGGCCGCGATCTTCACGCCGGGATACCGCCGCACGTCGCGCGCCGCGAGCGCGAGCACGAGTGCCGACGTCTCACGCTCGGCGAGCTGCGGGCGCTGGCCGGGTTCCCTCCTGATTTCGTGCTGACCGGGAGCTACGATCAGCGCTGGGAGCGGATCGGCCGCGCCGTCCCGCCCGTGATGATGGCCGCGATCGCGTCGGCGGTGCGCGATCGCATACTCGACCCGCTGCGGGAGGCCGCGTGAATCAGGGCGACGTCGCCGAAGCGTTCGGCCCCGGCGGCTGGCAGTTCACCGAGCAGGTCGCCGAAGTGTTCCCCGAGCACGTGCGCGCCTCGGTGCCGTTCTACGACGCCATACAGGCGATCGTCGCCGAGGCGTCCGACTGGCTCGTCCCGGCTGGCGGGCACGTCGCCGACATCGGCGCGGCGACGGGCATCACGTGCTGCGCGATCGCCGCCCGGCACCCTGAGCGCGGCATCGCGTTCGACCTCTACGACGAGTCCGAGCCGATGCTGAAACTCGCCGAGGCGTCGATGCGCGCCGTGCCCGATCTCGGCGGGCACCGCTGCCTCACCCACGCGATACGAGTCGAGAAAGGCCCGTATCAGCACACCCCGGCGCACCTGACGCTCGCGCTGTTCGTGCTCCAGTTCTTGCCCGACCCCGCCGACCGGGTGCAGACGCTCAAGCTGGCCCGCGAGCACGCCGCGCCCGGCGGCGCGCTGATCGTCGCCGAAAAGATCCGGCCCGCCGACGTGCGCTGGGCCGAGATCGCGATCGACTGCTCGCACGACTGGAAGGCCGCGCGGGGCATCGCCGACAACGCGATCAGGGCCAAGGCCCGCGCGCTGCGCGGCGTGCTGATCCCGTCGACGCCGCGCGAGCTGGCCAGCCAGATACGCGCCGCCGGGTGGGCTGCGCCCGAGGTTCTGTTCCGCTGGCATCAGTGGCAGCTCGTCGGCGCGTTCGCGACGAGAGGCTGATCGTGGGGCGCCGGGGGCCGGCCCCGAGCCCGACCGCGCTGCGGGTCCTCAAGGGCGATCGCCCGTACCGGATCAACCAGGCCGAGCCGCGCCCGCGCGACCGGCCCCCCGAACGTCCCGCGTGGCTCTCGGTCAAAGCCGCCGCCGAATGGGAGCGGATCATTCCCGACCTGACCGCGATGGGCACCGCGAAGGCCGTCGACGCGATGGGCCTCGCCGCGTACTGCGAAGCGGTCGCGCTGATGGAGACGCTCGCCGAGCTGGTCACCCGAGCCGGGCCGCTGCTGATCGGCCGCGACGGCAACGCCCACAAGAACCCCGCGGTGAGCCAGCTCCGCGACGCGAGCGCAGCCGTGCGGATGTGGGCGCGCGAGTTCGGGTTCACCCCCGCCGCGCGGCAGCCGCTCAAGGTTGAGATAGACCACCACGGGCTGTCCGCTGAGCGGCTACTGTCGTCCTGATCGTGAGACTCCCACGAGGGGGGACGCTTAGGGATGGGCAGATCAGCCACCGCTCGCGGCGGGCTCGTGCTGGCCGGTGCCGGAGACCGTAACCGGACCCTGTTCCCCCGCCCCAACCGAGCGAGGCCGGGCGTGCCGCGACTGGCCCGGCCCCGCGCTGTCAACGTTCGTCTAGTTTTGTCAACCGCCGCCGCGCTCGCGCTCGTCGCTGCGCTCGCCGCCTGCGGCACGGCGACGTCGACGTCGACGCGACCCGCACCGGCCCCGAGCACGAGCACGAGCACGCCGCGCCCCTCGCCGAGCGCGAGCCTGCTCGGCTGCGCCTGGTACAGCCCGACCGGCAGCGACGGCCAGGTCGTCAACGTCACCGCGACCGGCCCCGCGTGCTCGACTCAGGCGCTCGTCGCGTGGCTCGCCCAGCAGACGCGCGGCACGTGGCGCAGCGAGCCGATGATCCCCGGCTCGTTCGGCGAGCTGCTCGCCGTCGAGCGCAAGGCGGGCTCGTCCGTGTGGGTCTACTTCACCGGCCCCGAGCCGAGCGCGACGACGAC